TACATATATATATATATGTCCCGCTCTTGGATTTTTTCCAGATTTGCAAAGGGGCAACAGCACCGTCTCGCAGCCCCCTGCTGCACCGTTTCGCAGCCGCTGTTGACATGCTGTCCATAACTAGAGCAGCAGGCTAGAGAGCATCCGGCAACCGCTACCGGCCCCGTGGCTCTGGCCGTGCAAGCCCGAGGCGTAACGCAGCCCGACAACGGCTTGGCGACGAGGTGGACCGGGCAGTGGCATACCAGCCCCGGGTGGAGCGATCCGCCCGGGGCTGTGCTGTTCCCAGTGACTACTCCGCAGTCCGCCAGCCTCCACCCCCTAGAGATTCTGCCCAAATATTTCTCTGGCTGCGTGTCGCAAGTGACCTGCTACCAGCGTGTTCCAGATTCCAGAACGAGAGAGAAAGTCATTCTTGTAGCTGTGCAGTTTGGTAAAGGTTCTGAATAACAAGCCTATCCCAGTAACCATCCCCGTAACGCTCTTGACAGGTTCTTACGCTGGGGGGCATGGGCCTAGACATCCTTACACCGAAGGGACAGGAGACGGTCGCTCAACTAGAGCGGGCGGTCTCTCTCTGGCACGGGCACCGGACCAACCGGATGTACGTTGCCACCCCTGCTGACGAGCCTGCCTCTGTAGATGCCGTCCTAGCGGATGGCGAGGGGGTTGTGCGGGCGGTTGTCGAGACCAAGTGCCGCAGCAACATCAGCTTGGAGGGGTTCCGCACCACCTTCAAGAACGAGTGGCTTGTCACGATGGACAAGCTGACAAGGGCGTGCCGGGTGAGCGAGATGCTGTGCGTCCCGCTGGTGGGCTTCCTCTATCTGGTGGACGAGGACGTGCTGCTCGTCCAGAAGCTGACCGACTCCAAAGGCCAGTTCTGCGTGCCTTTCCGGTGCGACAACACGGTGACGCAGAAGACCGTGAACGGAGGGGAGATTGTCAGAGCCAACGCCTACATCGACATGTCCAAGTGCCGGGTCTACGAACGAAGACCCTCTGGTGCGGTTGCATCGGGAGTACCGGGAGGAGTGCATCCGGCTGGGGAAGTATCGCCCCTTCAGTCCGGAGGAACTTCAGCAGGCCGAGGCCCGGCACAAGGCACGGTGCGACCGAATCCCGAACCAGCCCACACGAAAGCGTAAGCACCCTCCGAAAGGTACGGCTGACTGATGACCATGCCATACGAGCGTTACCGCGCCATCCACAATACACGCGAGTTTCTGATGGATTTGCTCGATCCACGCAAGACTCCTCGCGTACCGAAACCAGTCCGCCAAGCGGCGGCTCGATGCTTGCGGCACTACCCCATGTCTCACGACATGGAACAGGTGGCCCGCAAGTGTCCGGCGACGTTTGGCACTGGCAAGTGTGATTAGGACCGACCCCAGCCAAGGAAGGAAGGATTCGTATGCGTTGGTTTGTTCTTGCGTCTCTGCTTCTGACTGCGTCCGTTGCCAGTGCCGATAGCACCTACTATCGGTCTCGCACGGTCACTGTCTTCCGCTCCGCTCAGGAGGATGCGGATGACATGGCTCGGACTGGCGTTCTCCGCCACCGGGGCTGTTCGTCGTACGAAGGCGTAGGTTTCTCGACCGTGTCGGCCGATCACGCCATTCGCAACTGCTGTTTCTGGGGCCAGCGGAAGGTCAGGGAGGTCGCGGTTGCTCGCGGCCCGCGTGGCTGGTTTGCCTGCGTCCGCTACTGGTGATGTTCATCCCGGTTTCCGCAGGGTTCCGGTCCACCAAAAACCCTGCTTTCCATATTCGCGAAAGAAGAAAATGACCAAGCGAGACAGCCAGTTGCGTGAGTACGCCAGCGAGGCAGCGGACATCGTCACCCGGCTGCGGGACCGGGCCTACTCGTTCAAAGCCCCCGATCCTTTGTTGGAGGAAGCGGCGGATGAGATCGAGCGGCTGCGGCAATTTGATAGGTTGCAGCCTATCGAACCCGCCGCCGCTACACCCGCCACGCACGCTACACCGGGCGATGGTAGCTTGCAGGGCGAGGGTACATTGCCCCACTCGTATCGGGACAACGACGAAAAACGTGGCGTATCTGATACGAAAAGGGGGCCTGTGGCGTGGGCAATCCTTCACTTAGACCAGCAGTACGTCAGTCTTCTGCGAGAGATGGCAGAGGCTCACAATGTGTTTGCTGCGCCGATTGTACCGCTCTACCGCTCGCCCACGCTCACCAACGAGGAGCGGGAGGCGGTTGAGGCGGCAATCTCGTCCGAGTATTCAAGAGGCGCGTGGCACTGGGCAGACACGCTCCGCTCGCTGCTGGAGCGTCTCCAGTGATCACTCGCATCCACATCAATCAGCACATCATCCGCGCCAATAAGAAGCATGGGCTTAATGAGGCACCCATCTCAATAAAGCGAGGCGGGAAAGTCATCAAAGCGAACGAGGTAGAGGTACACGGACCATGCACCGTTGTGTATAGTCCCTGCAAGCCTCTGTCGTGCGGTGCCCGGGTGTGGATCGAGACCACGGCAGACATCACCATCAAGTGAGGTAGGCATGAGCATCATCAGCAAAGGTCGGAAGTATGAGTGCATGGGTGGCCCTCTGTGTGGAACACGGGTGCCAGCACATGCAGATGACGGCATGTACACGGTGGACGATCACGGCAGGCCGCACTTCTACCGCCTGATCCGTGTGATCAGACCTCCGAACGAGGTGGCAACCTACTACCACTACTTCGGAAGCAACCGTGCGGTAGCGGAAAACGCCCATCCGACACTGCGGCCACACGAACGCATGTTCCGCGCACGCAAGCGCAAATAGCTCCCTCTCGACCTAGCCGCCTAGCCAGCGGCATGTGCGGCCCCCGGCGTCTTATCCTTTCAACGCCGGGGGCCGTTTCTTTTTGCCCATAAGTAAGAAAGACAGTTTGTTCTTTCTTACAGGAGACAGCCATGCCAAGGGGCGTGCCGAAGAGCGACGGGCAGAAGATTGGCGAGAAATTCGATCTGGAGTACCGCAAGATGAAGCGGTCTCGCAAGGACGAGCGAGCGGCCAAGAAGGGCTGCAAAGATTGCGGCTGCAAGGGCAAATGCACCTGCGGGAAGTAGGTCATGGGCGGCACGGCCACAATCGAAGAACTGCAACGGTACGTGTGGGAGTTGCTGCCCACGCGGAAGCTCGCGATTGACCGCGAAATCGCTAACGACGCGATCATCGTTGCCGTACAGTGCTGGCCTGTCGAGGTACTGTCGCAGGCCGCAGTGGGATCGCAGGAGTGCGTGCAGGCGTTGAACTCGCTTGTCAATGACATCCGCCGCATGCTGTCCTGCATCTACGGTGCCGACCGCTTCATGGCTTACTGGACTGTTGGGTTGCGCACCCTGATACCGAATGCGGTCGAGATCATCTACGACTGGTGGAGAAGGCGGAAAGACAACCGGGCCAAGATCATTACGTGGCGAAGGAAGTGGGTGGTTGAATGAGCGAACTAGCACGAAAGCTAATCCGTGCATACCACGGTAGCCCGCACAGCTTTGACAGGTTTGACGCCAGCAAGATCGGGTCTGGTGAGGGTGCGCAAGCATACGGGCACGGGCTGTATTTTGCTGGTAACGAAGACATCGCGAGGTATTACCGCGACAAGCTGTCACCTGCTGGCGAGCCAAATGTAGAGGTTGGCGGCAAGCCAGTAGAGGGAGGCGGGCAACTGGGATTTGAGGCTGTATTTGGATACCCGCAAGCAGACGGCGCGCCTTTTCTGGCAGCAGACCCGTGGGCCGGGATTCCCACAAGAGACAAAGCAATTCGATTTCTCAAGATGGGCGCATTCGGAGGGGATGACATACCAACAGAACGAGCATTCGACACGGCAAGGGGCTTGATATGGTCGCCGGAAATCAACGGCGGAAATCCTGCGCCGGAATACGAGCAGTCGCTCTTGCGCGAACTAGACAGGCTGCAAGCAGAAGGCGCACAGCTAGCATGGCCGCAGTCTGGGCACATGTACGAAGTTGCGCTAGACACAGACCCAGATCAGCTGATTAAGGGCGATCTTCCTGTGAAGTGGCAAACACCTCAAGTGCAGGAAGCGTTAAAGGAGTTGGGTTACAGGACAAGCAACGGGCGAGGCGAGCGCGGTGGCTTGCAGGCGTACAACAACGTAGTCACTAAGGCGGAAAACAAATTTGCGACCGAGGGCGCGATGCCTAGGGATATCGCGGCGGCATCGCGTATGGCGAAAGATTCCGTAACCAGAGACATGGTGGACATGGGAATAAACGGAATCCAGTATTTGGACAACACATCGCGCCGCAAGGGCTATGGCTCCAGCAACTACGTGATGTTTCCCGGCACGGAAGAAATGATCCGCATCATTCGCAAATACGGTTTTGTTCCACCGGCATTGGCCGCAGCAGGTGCAGCAGGTCAGGCGCAGGCCGGATCAGACCTCGACGCTGCGATGAAGGGCATGCGTCAGGCAAATGCCACGGGACGAGCCGCTGCCGCAAACGGAGCCAACCCGAGAGAAGCCAACGCTGCCGCTCTGGCGAGCTTCGTGCCAGAGTCCACCCGCAGCGGCCAGCCTCTGTCGCAGTACCTTGGCAGTTTGTCGGAGCAAGACGCTGCCATGACGCCGCGTGGCATGTACGCCACGGCAGTGCAGGACTCGATGACCGCCCCTGTCATATCCGTGTCGGCAGCGGCGCAGGTGCTGGGCGACAAATCCGTTTCGGATCGTTATCAGGGTGGATATCTAAGCCCAATGGATTTTGCTCGCGAGCAGAGCCTGCAAGAGTCGCGTGCGCTGTTTGAGCAGCGAAAGGCGGCAGGCCCGTTCCCTCCCGGTGCAGAAGAGGCGTTCGTCCAGTGGTCGCAGCAGCAGGCCGACAGGCGAGCCGACAGTGTCGCGGGTGTGCTGGCTGGTACGTACGCGACACGGAACCCGGCAATCAACCAAACCGCTGGTCAGCTGCGGCAGCTTGTGGCCATGCACACCCCCAATCAAGAGTTCGCACAGTTTGGCGGCAGGACAGCGGCCGAGGACAAGCAGGCCCGGCAGCAGTACGGCTCTGATGCGGAATGGCGGCTTACGGAAGGCGGGCAGAAGAACTACGACGCACAGCGTGTGGCGGAGTTGTGGTCCGCTACGCAGGATGACTACACCCCTGCTAGCACCATGTCGCAGGTCGCAAGAGCAGTTGGTGGCGGCGTAACAAAGGCATACGACGCCATGGTTCCCGGCAGCATTCCCAAGGCTGGGCAGGCATGGAAAGAAATGGGGATGATCAACCAGCCGGACGGGAAGTACGAATATGCTGCACGTCTGTATGACCGAGGTGCGCAGCACCCGGGCAACGTCTACACGGCAGAAGGCTTGCCGAAGTACGGCACGGTAGACCCAACCACGGCGGCTGGGCTTGGAAACGCCACGGCTCTCAACCAGTCCTTCCCTCTAGCGGCGTGGTATCAGCAGGTCGGCGCGCCGATCCGTGAGGTAGCCAACTGGATGGGCAACGACCGCGAGTACGGTGACCCGAACATGGTCCGCAACCTGCGTGAGCTTCGGGCCGGATTTAATCGCGTGACCCCGGTTGTCCCTGACGGCGTGGACCCGCAGGCGTTCCAGACGATGGGCCAGAAGCTGTCCGGTGCAGACCAACGCTTGTCAGGATGGACATCGGCGTATGGTGGCCCCGCATTTGCCGACGCTTACAACGCCACGTTGGGCAAGGTCACAGGCCAGATGGATCGCACGTACCTGTCGCCTTTTGCCCAGACAATGGCGGAAATCCCGGCGGAGATCGTGGGCGACCCTGTCAACGCCGCATTCAACGTCGTTCTCCCGGTGGCCAGCGGAATAAAGGGAGCCATAACCGGCGGCATAGCTGGCGGCGCACGGCAGGCCGCGATGCAGGGCGGCGGCTCTCTGATTCGGAAGCTGGCATCTGCGCCCAAGCGTTCGCTCGATGACATCATCGAGGAGAACGTCGAGGGGCTAGGTTTTGGCAGTGCCGTTGCTGGCATCCAGTCCTACTTCTCTCCAGAGAAAAAGAACCTCCTGATGGGAGAGGCGGACCCGAATGACCCGGGGTATGACAAGAAGCTGGAAGAGGCATCAGTGCAGGCACGCACTGAACAGATGGATGCGGCGCGGGAGTACGGTGACGCGGTTGGCCGCAAGTCACCGAAGCCAACCCTGAAGACGCCAATGCCGCAGACGTTCATGCTGACTCGATAAATCCTGCTTAGGCCGCGCTGCGCTCGTCGCCATACTTTCTCCTGACCTGTACAGGAGAACACGTATGAGCGACGATCAAGTCGAGGTTCCGGACTCCGCACCAGTTGATTCCGCCCCGGTATCCGAGCCGGTTGAGCAATCTTCTCCGGTCGAGCAGCCCCAGCAGCAGGAAGTCTGGGGCCACTTCCGCTCGATGCCAGAGTTCCAAGGGCAGGATGACACTGCGATTGCCCAGCGTCTGTACCACGCCATGCAGCGTGAAGAGGCAGCGGCGCGGGCACTTCAGCAGTACCAGTCCCTTGTCCCGGTCGCGCAGGACTATCTCCAGAACCGTCCGGACTACGAAGCGTGGAAGGCGTCTCGGTCCCAGCAGCAGCAGCCTTCCCAGCCGCAGGCGCAGGCCAAGCAGCCAGAGCAGCACGCTTGGTGGAACCCGCCGCAGGTCAAGGACTCATACAAGCGGTATCTGACCCGCGACGAGAACGGCCGCGAGGTCATTGACCCCAACGCCCCGCTCGATGCGAAGGCAGCGTTGCAGGACTATCAGGACTACCGGGCCACGTTTGCCCAGAAGTTCCTCGACAATCCGGAGCAGACGCTTGGCCCCATGGTCGAGCGTGTGGCTGTCGAGCGGGCGGAAGCCATCGTTGAACAGCGTCTCCAGCGGATGCAGGACGAGCAGTACGTGTCCGGTTTGGAGCGGGAAAACAAGGATTGGCTGTACGACGAAAAAGGCAATGTCTCTGCGGAAGGCATCGCGGTCCAGAAATATATAGGAGACGCTAAGAGTCTTGGCATCTCCGGGGCACAGGCCCGCTGGGACTACGCGACGAGGATGGTTGAACGGGACTTGCTCCTCGCCAACCTTCGGCAGTCGCAGATTCAGCAGCAGCCCATGCCGCAAATGCAACCGCCCGTACCACAAGTACAGCAGAGACCAACGGCAGAGCAGCAAAACATGGAGTTCCTGCGACAGCAGGCCATGCGAACTGCGAGCCAGAGGTCAGTGACCACTGCAACTAACGCACGAACCCCTCAGAAGCCAATGACCTTTGAAGAGCGGCTGATGGCAGCTGCTCAAGAAGAAGGCTTGCTTTAAAACGCAGGAGATACTGAACACATGGCCAGTCCCACCGATTGGAGCCGGGTAATTGCCACGACCATCGTCAACCATCTTCGGGAAACTGAAGAGGCGACGTTTCGTAAGTTCAAGGTCTTTGCTGCTCTGGAGTCGAGCGGCAACGTGATCATGAACCAGTCTGGCCGAGGCTTCGACTGGAATGTGCGCTTCAGAAACGCGCCTGTGACCGGGAATTCTGGTGACACGCCGAGGACGTTCAGTCGCATCAACATGTGGAAGCGGGCCGAGCTTCCGTGGCGCGGCTTCACGACCACCGATTCGATCTACCGTCGTGAAATGCTGGAGAACCGTGGCCAGCAGGCTCTCTGCGACGTGGCAGGGAAAATGGCCGAGCGGTTGCAGGAATCGCTGGAGCAGCACCTGTCGTACCAGCCTTATCGTGACGGCAATCAGTCCGGCTTTGAGAACGACTTCCACGGCATGGAATCGTTCCTTGGCTACAACGGCACGGTGAGTGAAGCCGGTGGCGCGTTCGATCAGCGAGCGGCCAACACGGCAGATCGCTACGGCTTCCCGTCTGACAACTACGCCGGTCTCTCGACGCAGCTGGGCTTCTACGGCGGCGGTCGCATCGGCTCTGGCAGCGGCATCTGGCCGAACGTACCTGTAGACCCAGAAGTGGATTTTTACTCGCCCCTCGTAATCAACTACAACGCGACCTCGCTCAACAGCCTGTCGCCCGCTAAGGGCAACTGGAGGGTGAACTGCGTCCAAGCGATCCGCGAAGGTCTCCACGGTTGCAAGCGCAACGACACGAAGGAGTCGCAGATCGACATGGTTGTTCTGGATCGGCAACTCTACATCCAGTTCCTCAACCAGTACAACGACAAGGAGCGGATCGCGATCTCCAAGGAGAGCGGTCTCAAGGCCATGGGCTTCACCGATGTGACGACCCTCGATGGCTGCGAGGTCACAAGCGAGTACGCCGTTCCGGCAGGCCGTGGCTACGGTCTCTCGATTGGCAACATGGAACTGCGTTGCCTTGAGAATCAGCTGATGGTCGCAGAAGGCCCATTTTTCTCGGAAGAAACGCAGTCATACAGGTACGCCTGCTCGACTCTCGGCAACTTCCGTTTCCGTAGTCCGAGGAATTTCTTTGCCCTCGCTCCCATCTCCGCTGAAACCAACTGATAAGGAGTTGTTCCACACATGAGCAGCATTTTCTCTGATCCCCTGTTCCGGCGTGGTACGACGCTCCTCTCTGGCGAGACGATCGAGTACACGGACGTTGCCAACACAATTCCGCTCGCGGGCGGCGAGGTGGTTGGTCAGGTCAAGGTGTTCCAAGATGTACGCCCGACCGGCGATGGGCGGAGGTTTAGCAACAGGCTCGTCTACTGTGTTGCGGCCCGGTACAAGGGCACCACGGTGAACGACGCCTCGACGGTTGCCGGGCAGGTTGTCCTGTTCGACTCCGCCAATCCGCTGATCGAGTTCACCAACTACCTGACGCAGGCCACGCACACCGCTGGTGCGTCCTACGGCGTGCTGGACGAGTACCTTACCGGCCAGCTGCGGAAGGATGACATCGTGTGGGTGGTGGTGAAGGGTCCGACTTCGGCCAAGCAGACGGCTGCTGCGATCAATGCTGGTGTGGGCGTCGAAGCCTCGACCACGGCCGGTTCGATCCTGACTCGCAACACCGGCACGCTGATTGGCCAGCAGATCGCTGGGGCCAACTCCGCTGCGGCTGTCGGCCTGACGCGAATCAACCTGATCAACGATTCGATCTGATCGGACTCTGAAATCAGAAACGCCTCTGACAGCCTGCTGGGGAACCCGGTGGGCTGTTATGCTTTACAGGCATGAACACTCGTACATGCTCGATCTGTGGCAACGAGAAGCCCCTGACGCAGGACTTCTTTCGTTGGCGCGTACAGGAAGGCAAGGGCTATTTCACGGCAGAGTGTAAGGAGTGCATCAGCAAGGCCAAGAAGATCAGCAAGGCCAAGGCTGAAGAGCGGCGCAAGCAGCAACTCCAGAAGGTCGAGTCGCTGGGCGTGGATGCGTTCATCCGTGCCACGCAGCATGGCGGCTCCAACATCCCGCACACGGCCGAGGTGGTCGAGCGTGTGTTTGGATACTTCGGCGGCGTAGGCGGGTTCTCAGCCGTCCTCGTCAAACAATACTGGGACAGTCCGCCGGGTGGCTCTGCCCGTAACCGGCTGCTGGAGACCATGTGTCGGCTTGTCACCAAGAATGTCGAGTCCGGCGGGGCCAAGAAGCCGTTGCAGTTGTGGAGCGAGGATGAGCTTGAGCAAGAGCTTGAGCAGCGTATGGCGGAGGCAGTTGCAAACTTCAAAGGAGTGACAATCGATGCCGAAGAAGACAAACCAAAACGGCTCCCACAAAAAGAAGCGTCACCCGAAAGCATCCCCCCCTCAGTTGCCGCCGCAATCAGGGATCACGAAGTATCAGCGAGACTCCTTAAAAGAACTGCAAAGCGAGCTTCGGGACAGGAAGCTGGAGGCTCTCCGCCTGTACCGCCCGAACCCGAATCAGGAGAAGATACATGAGTGCCGAGCGTCTGAAATTCTGGTCATCGGTGGCAACCGATCTGGCAAAAGCCTTTCGACGTTTGTGGAAGACGCGCGGTGCGTGACCAACCAAGACCCCCACGGAAAGTACCCAAAGGAAGGCATTCTCGTCATTGTCGGAAAGGACTGGAAGCACATCGGTCTTGTGTGCGCGCCCCTTCTCTTCCGCGCCGGTGCCTTCCGCATCATCAAAGACGAGAAGACTGGCGAGTGGAGAGCGTACGACCCCGTCAACGACGCTCACCGCAAGGCGGAGACGAAGCCCGCCCCGCCGCTGATCCCGCCTCGTCTGGTGAAGTCAACGAGTTGGGTTCTGAAGTCAGCTAACTACATGCAGTATTGCAAGCTGCATACGGGCTGGGAGATTCACTTCTTCTCATCAGAAGGCGATCCCGTACAAGGTTTTCAATGCGACCGTGCCCACATTGACGAGGACGTTAACAACGAAGGGTGGGTGCCAGAGCTTCAAGCACGACTGGTTGATCGCAAGGGAGTCTTTTGCTGGTCGGCTATGCCCCATTCGACCAATAACGCCTTGCTGGGTCTGAAGGAACGTGCCGACGCGAGCGAAGAGGCACTGGGAGACAAGTCGCACATCCGGCAGTTCAAGCTCCGCATGCTCGACAATCCGTTCCTCGATACGGAAGAGAAGAAGAAAAGCATCGAGCGGTGGTCGGCTCTGGGCGAAGACGTGCTTCGCATGCGTGCCGAGGGCGACTTCATCACCGACTCCGTACTGTGCTATCCCAACTTCGATATCCGCATCCACGGCATGGACCGGGCCGAATTGCCGGAAGGTCAGATACCGCACAACTGGTGCCGCTACGCAGTCATTGACCCGGGCCACGCCGTGACGGCTGTGCTGTTCTGCGCCGTGCCGCCGAACGGGGACTACTGGCTGTGCTACGACCAGCTGTACCTCCGCCAGTGCAACGCCACGATCTTCGGAGACGAGTTTGCCAAGCGGGTCAGGGACTGGCATTTCCATGCGTTCATCATCGACGCGCACGGTGGCCGGTTGCGTGACATCGGCTCCGGACGGCTCCCGGTCGAGCAGTACACCGAACAGCTGCTGACGAGAAACATCCGCAGCCAGATCACAGGCTCCAGTTTTCTTGCTGGGTGTGATGACATTCCGGCGAGAACCGAGGCTACCCGAACCGCCCTGCACATACGCCCTGTCGGCACGCCGCAACTGCGGGTGCTGCGGAACTCATGCCCCGATCTGGAGCGTGAGTTGAAGCGATACAGGAAACAGGTGAACTACGTTAGTGGAACGGCCATCGTGACAGACAAGCCGAACACCAAGGGCGAGGTTCACTTGTGCCAGTGTCTTGAGTACCTCTGCGCATACCGCCCAAAGTATCACGCGCCGCCGATCCGAAATGGCGAGCCTGATCCGTGGTGGGTCAAGTGGCAGCGTGAGCGCAAAAAGCGGCTGGGGGAAGGTGGTCCCGGCTATGTATTCTTGGGACCAAACGGAGGACGAGCCAGTGATAACTGAATGGAAAATGCCGCAGCCAAAGATTGGCGACATCGTGCTGTTCAGCAAGGACTACCAGACTTTTGCCAATCCTGTCGTGGGATTCGTGATGAAAGAACCGGGTGCTTCGACCATAAGCATCCTGACGTTCACGCCGACCGGGTATTCGATGGTGTACGACAGTTGCCATCATCGGGACGATCCGGCCTTGCAACACGATCACGGGTGGCAGGACTTGGGAGCGTGGGATTTTGCCCCATCGACCCTGACCATCCGCGAGTTAACAGCGGAGCCAACCAGTGGCCGAAAGTCTTCCAAGCAGTAACCCGCTTCGCCAGATAGCCACGACGTGGGTCAAGAAGCTGAAGGCAGCGGAGAAGTACAAAAAGCCCTTCTCCGACGATGCCAAAGAAGCATCTCTTTTCTACGACGGTGACCACAACTGGATGTGGCGTGACAGCTACGCCCGGGGGGAGCGCGGGTACAACTCCAGCATCGCGCCGCCTTCTTTCCGTATGCAACTCAACAAGGTGTTTGAGTTGGTGGAAATTTTCGCGTCCGTGATCTACCACCGTAATCCGGTGCGTACCGTCACAGTGATGCAGCCGCCCGACCTGCCTCTCTCGCAGATGGGCCTCGACCAGCCACTTGGCCCAGACGGCATGCCCAGCCCCGAACAGATGGAGATCATCCAAGCCGTCAAGGCCGAGCAGGCGCAGCGTGAAGAGCGTGGCATGGCGGCGAAGCTAATCGAGTCCTACTTGAACTGGACCCCGCAGGAACTCGATCTCAAGCGTCAGGCCCGCAAGGTTGTGAACGAGGCGATGATCAAGGGGGCGGGTATTTTCTGGACCGAGCTTGTCACCGTTGACACGTCCGGCGACCAGTCCATTCCGCCGATGCGGATGGTTGGTTCGTTCTACGATTCGGTGGACAACCTCCTGATCGACCCTGATTTCGACAACGAAGATGACATGCTGTGGTGCGCTCGCAAGTGCGTTCGCCCGCTGGACGAGGTGGCCGCAACCTACGGCATCCCGCCAGAGGACTTGAAGAAGCACCTCGACGGCCAGAACCCTTCGCTGCGGAAGGAGCCACAGGGGAAGAAGAAGAAGGACACCACCAACCACTTGGTGACCTTCTACAAGATTTGGTCGAAGACGGGCATGGGCGACAGGTTCAAGGATAGCCCGAAAGAGAACAAGGGCGTCTTCGATACGGTTGGCAAGTATTGCTATCTCGTCATCTGCGAAGGTGTTGAGTACCCGTTGAATCTTCCTCCCGCAGTCATGCAGGAGGAGATCGATCCGCAGCTTGGTGTGCCGACGAGCGTGCTTACTCGCGTGGCGTGGCCGATTCCATTCTTCTGCGACCCACACGGCTGGCCGTTCACGATGCTGGCATTCCACCGCAAGCCGGGGTATGCGTGGCCGGTCAGCCACATTCGGCCTGCGATTGGCGAGTTGAGATTGTTGAATTGGTGCTTCAGCTTTCTTGCGACACGCATTGCAACAAGCTGCGAAACCATCGTGGCGGTTCAAAAAGCGGCGGACGAGACGATCAAGGAGCAGCTGCTTGCTCCCAGCGAGGGCGGGTTCAAGATTATTGAACTGTCCGAACTGCTTGGCCGCAGAGTGGAAGACATCGTTTCTGTCTTCCAGATGCCGCAAGTCACGAAGGACTTGTGGGACATCATCTCCGCCATCTTGGACGAGTTTGCCAAGCGCACGGGTTTGTCCGAACTCGCATTCGGTATGACCCGCCAGTCCTTCCGATCAGCCGCCGAAGCGCAGATCAAGAACGAGAACATCAGTATTCGTCCGGACAACATGGCGAACGAGTTGGAAGACTGTATGAGTCTTCTCGCTCGCCGCGAAGCACTGGCCGCTCGCTGGTTGCTTGAGCCGCAGGACGTGGCCCCGGTGCTTGGAATGATCGGCGCGTCAGGCTGGGCACAGTTCATCAGCCGCCGGGACTTGGTGAGCCTGACTCGCGAGCTTCTGTATCGCGTCGAGGCAGGCAGCGCACGCAAGCCAAACAAGTCCTCGCGTGTCGAGCAGATGCAGATGGCGGTGCAGACACTCGGCCCGATCCTGTCGAACCTTGCTGGCACTGGCGTGACCGAGCCTTTTAACGCCTTGATGAAAGACTGGGCAGATAGCCTCGACATCGACTCCGCACCATACCTTCTTCCGCCTCCTCCCCCGCCCTCGCCCCCTCCTGCGCCGCCCGGTCTCCCCTCCCCTCCGGAGCAGGCAGCGGAGGGGGCGGGTGGGCCACCGCTCCCACAGGTTCCCGGTGAACTCCAGCCGCAGGCGTAATGCCGACACGCGAGCAGAAGCGCAAGCACAACCTCTGGACCCGCTACCGGGTTACTCCGGAGGAATACGACGCCTTGCACGCTCGATGTTCTGGGCAGTGCCAGATATGCGGCTGCACATCGGGAAGACTGTGTGTTGATCATTGCCACGACACACACAAAGTGCGTGGTTTGTTGTGCAGTACGTGTAACCGGGCAATAGGTCTGCTGGGTGACACGGCTGAAGACTTAAAGCGAGCTTGGGAGTACCTCGATGGACAGCGACGATCTTCCGTGGGACATCAAGGCGGCGGCACCAGACGTGCAGGCGCACTATCGAAGAATGATCGTGGCGGGCGTGCAGCCTCGCGCGGCAGAGATGTTCGCTCTCCAGCAGCCGCCCGGCGTGAAGGGCACCGACAGAACCCTGATGCAGGGTCGATACAACAACGAGCAGTTCGACCAGATGCCGCCCGATCAGGCAAAGAAAATGCTTGCCGACGCCAGAAAGGCCGGAATCAACCCTAGCGGCAAATACTATTGCTCTGGCCTAGCGGACAAGCGTGGCGCAGCCGACCCGGGGGCGTGGATCGACAGCGTTGCGGAAGTGAAAAAGGTTGCGGCGATGCGCAACCTGACAGTGACCGGGGCCGTGCAGCACCAAGGCATCCCGCAGCCACGCCCAGAATCCACACCTCTTAGCGAGCGTCTGACGCGGGAAATGATGCGGGTCGAGAAGAAGCTCCACCCGACCATGAAAAAGGGTGAGTTGCGTGAGTTGGTAGTCAGCAAATACGGACGCAAGAGAAAAGGCAGATGAACACTGCGCAGGACATTGTTGCCTACATTCTCGCGTCCACTGGCGGCGGCGCGCAGGACGGGGAACACCACGCTGTGCGGCAGGCTGTCATCCACGGCGTGCGGGAAGTCATGCAGTGCCGGAATTGGCTATGGCACACACGCACGGGATCGTTTACGACGAACCAGATCAGCACACCGGGAACGATCACCGCTGGTAGCAATGTCATCAACGTCGCCAGCGCAGAAGGCTTTGTCCCCGGGCGGATGGTGAACATCTCGGCATCGTACTTCCCAACACCCGTGCGGATCGCATCTGTCTCTGGGAATGCTGTCACGGTGGACGTGGCAGCAAACCAGTCCGCCAGCGATGCCGTCATCCAGCCCCAAACCTACTACGACCTGCCGCTCGATCTCAAAGACATCGACACGCTCGTCACAAACACTGTCGGTACTTTGCACTGCTACCTTACGCCACAGGAGTGGCAGAGGCTTGAAATCAACACCCGTGGCGCAGGGGAGCCGTACTACTACACGGTGATGAAGTCTGATACTGACCCAAACAGGTATCAGATTCGCTTTGTTGGAGTGCCTACCAACGCAACGGTGGTTCACTACTCCTACCGCATTAGGCCCGCGCCGATCAAATACATGGGTTACGAGCGGCTGTGCCGACAAGGCACAGTGTCGCTCTCGTTCCCAAGTTCTCGCCCCACGGTTATTGGCGACGGCACTGCTTTCCCGCAGGATTCGGCAGGTGCCTTCATTCGCTTCGGCGCAGCTGGGATGGATGCCGACCCACAGGGATCAACTGTGCCGTATGTGGTCGAGCGACGAATCGAAGCATGGTTGTCGCCCACCAAGCTCGTTGTTGGCGCAGTCATGCCGACTCATGGGTTCCCGCACACAGACAGCTATAGCGACGTGTCCCTTGACGGCGGCGTAGTCGGAGGGACATCTAACAATGGCGAAACTATTGACGCCAGCACGCTATACACCAGCGATGCACTGGAGCTTCCGGCAAAGACTAAGTACGCGATCACGCACCCGATTGACGCCTCTCCGCAGATGTACACCGCGATCCTTAGTGCGTGCGAGATGTGGTACGCCCGCGTGGCAGGTAAGCCTGCGGACGCGGCTATGGCTGCATTCAACCGAGACCTTCGCATTGCGATGGAAAACGACGTGGTTGCGCCGCGATCCGGTCGCCCAATCTCCACGCATTATCCAACGCCCCGCTCGATGGGATGGCACTCGCAACTTGCGCCTGATATCGAATGAAAATACGCCAGTGGCTTGGATACAACGAAGATGCTTCGCAGTATCTACTGCGGCCGGGTGAGCTTCGCACGCTCAACAACTTGCAGGCCCGCCGCCCCGGCATGCTGATCGCCCGCAAGGGACTGGTGAAAATCTACGGCAAGTACGATGACGAAGCTATCTACGGCATCTACCGCCGGGCCACCATACTGGGCAATCCATCTGACTTCCTGTGGCTCCAGAAGGTTCTGATCGAGCGGGAGCTAACGGCGGCGCAGCTGGCTGCGAGAGAGTCGCTGTATGAGTACGTGTGGATGATCCGGCGGATCGAGGCATACCAGTCTCGCGTCATTGCCACGCTCCCTATTTCTCCCGATGGTCTGACGAGCATTTCCAACATGTCCGTGTCGGAGGACCGGCACGGCAGGATGTTCATGTTCTTCGGCCACGGCATGCGGCCGAAGATTTACCGCCCCACCGACCTTGCCAACGTCGCGTTGGACATGGGCCTCGACCCCCCGACATCGGCCCCGTCTGTGCTGCCGTCCGGTGGCGGGTTCTTTATCGAAGGCGTCGATGTTCGCAGCGGTGGCGGGTCTTACTACGAACCGCCCGAGCTAACGATTGTTGGTGGCACCCCAGATCGCCCGGCCAAGCTGAAGGCACTGGTGCAATCCGGCAACGTCATTGGAGTCAGCATTGTTGATGGTGGGTCCAACTACAAGACCACTCCGTCAATTGCTGTATCGTCCACCAAGATAGGCACGGGCTTTCGTGCGAAGGGCAACGTAAGCGCAAGTGCGAGAACCATCGAGGGGTTCTCTGACACGGACTCCGGAACGATTACCGGAACTGCGGCTATCTCGACAGAGACCTACGGAGCGACAAACGGCACAACGGGCAACAGCATTCTGTACCGCTCGCAGCCTATCGCCGCCAAAGAGAAGGTTGTGGCCAGCAGCGGAGCGACGATGACGCTCGCCAGCGTGACTGCCATCGCAGTTGGCGACATCGTAACGGTGTACCCAAGTGCCGCGCCGTTCACCACGACCACGGTGACGGTGACTGCCGTGGACACCACGGCTCGCACGGTCACCCTGTCGCATAGCACGTTCGCCCCTGTTGCGAACACGTACTATGAAGCCACCTTCAAGAGGGCGGCTTCAATTGCTCAGGCACCTGCCGAGTATGACTCTGCCCGCCGCAGGTTTTACGCCACGATCCCGCTGGCCTCGTCATCTTCTGGCAAGGACGCTCAGGCCACGCTGGAGTTCAGTCCGACTCCTCTTGGCTTCGGTCTCAACACCGCATCCAACTCGTCTATCGCCCTGACCAACCAGAACTTCCAGAGGAACAAGAACGAGAACGGCACCTACTCGCCATACCTCTATGGCGAGTTTTGGTCTGGGTCTGACTTCAACACCAAGGGAAGTGCAGAGAACGCACGGTACGGCGGATTGCAGGCCAGCGGCTCTCGCTTCGTCCGAGGCTTCTCTGGGTCTGTTGGAGGGCGGCGCGCCGACGTGTACTGGCCTGACTACTCAAAGATCAGCGTCTGGTTCTGCACGGGCGTGTATTCCAACGACTTGAGTCAGTGGACTCGCGCCGATGTTGAGGTAACGAACGAGCCTATCGCTGGAACCGAGAGCTTCGCGAAGGTGCTGAAGTTCCGGCTGCGCCCCACACGCCGGGCGAAGACCGTAAAGAACCTTGGGCTGTCCAAACTCGCGACCGTCTACGAAGACTACGATGATCTCCCTGACGCTGTGGCACCAGAGGTGAAGCTCTACCTACGCGAATGCCCAGAGACGTGGGTGGCAGAAGGAGCGAACTGCCTTCCAACCACGGTCAAGGAAGCACGAGCGGATCGCCGCCGATGGTGGGTGCCGGGCACCAACGTGCCGCGCCCCATCGTGGACATCGTTCCGGAAGGCGGAACGCTCGACGCTGGAGCAGTGACGATCACCGACCCCGGCAGCGGATGGCAGAACGCAACCTTGTTTGCGTTTCGCATCTATCAGGCTAATGCGTACGCCCAGTACACGGACTACAACACTGCTGTTGTCGAAGACTCTGTACGGCGCGGCCATAGCCTCTACGAAGCTGGCAATCGCTTTGTTGAGTTTCGATTGAGAGCCAACACGCCAGACACGAACACGCCTCACGGACCTCCCAGCTTTCTTGTCACGCCCGCACAGGTTTCTATCCCCGGGTCCGGCTACGCCAGCGGGTCCACTGGCTCGATCACGCTCTTGAAGCGGGCGCAGTCTGGTGAGGTTTCATCTGCTGTCGCGGCCCAAACCATTACGTGGACAGCCGAGGTTGTCAGCACGCTTTCGGCAGCCAGCACAGGCTCGATAGCGTCCATCACGATCCTCAACAAGGGGCGAAACTACTTCGCCGCCCCAACCATTTCTGTGCGTGGCGGCGGCACGGGATACGGCTTGTCTGTGCAGCCAACCGTAGTGGATGGTCGGATCGAGTCGCTTCAGATTCTCGACCCCGGTTCTGGCTACACCTCATCTCCGGAGTTGTACACCAGCGCACAGTCCGCGCAGCTAACTCCCGTCATGCGTCCTGCAATGCGGGGCAAGTACAGGTGTGCGTACAGATTCGCGGACAGGAGCGAGACCATCATCAAGACGGTGACAGGGCGGCTTGGCGATTCCGCCACCACGCTCACCCTGTCGGATGCGTCAGGCATCGAACCGGAAATGGTTCTGGAAGCGGACAAGCTGCCTCGCAACGCACGGATCAAGAGCGTGAACGGCACGCAGGTCGAGATCAATCAAGAGATCACCAGCCTGCCAGCCAACACCGATATCACTATTACGGTACGCGATTTGACAAAGCCGGTTGCGTACAGCGACCTATCGCCCATCACCGACGTTGACGCCGGGCCGAACGACGAGCGAGACAGTTCTTCTGTGCTGACGTGGTCGCTGACCGGCGTAGCTCCTCCTCCCCGGGCCGACGTGGTCGAGCTATGGCGTACCAGCGCGGACCAGTCTCTTGTGTTCTATCGCGTTGAAGCGTACGGCATCCCCGTAGAGAACGGCGTGCAGATTGTCGGCACAGACACGCTGACCGACGAGGAACTGTTTGACCCTGACCGGCCAGCGTACGCCGCGATGCCTGTCGTTCTCCCGAACGGAGCCGTCAATGCGTACCGCTTCGGCAAGCCACGCCGCGACATGTCGGTGGCGGTCGCCTTCCAAGATCGTTTGTGGATGGGAGTCTCCACCAGCGGCGACGGTGCGAACACGCTGTACTACTCTGAATTTGACGAGTTTGAATCCACGCCTGACGTGAACGAACTCCCCATCCAGAACAACACGAAAAGCACCGACGTGCTGACCGCTCTGGTTCCGTTTGGCGCAATGCTGCTGGCCATGCAGCACACTCACACCTACAGCCTGTCTTACAACACCGACCCGGCTGTTGATGCCACGATCCAGATGATGAGCCATCGCGGGTGCCTGCATCAGCGTTGTTGGGATATCCATGAGAACATCCTCTACTCCGCAGACGAATCCGGCATCTACGCCATGGCTCGCACGGGCGAGGTGGTTGATATCAGCCTTCCGATCAGAGACTTCTTCGTCAGCGAGTTGCTGGACTTCAGCAAGCGGGAAACCTTCTTCCTGCAAGCTGATCCTCGCACGCACATTTTGAGGTTCTTCTGCACACTGAAATCCAGTGGCACGGACACGCCTTCGATTGCGTTGTGCTACGACATCCAAGCCAAGACGTGGTGGACAGAGTCCTACCCAAACAGTCTGACAGCCGCCTGCACCGGAAGGCCCGGCGATGCTCGCATCAACACGATCCTGCTGGGGGCGGTCGATGGCAACCTGTATGAGATCGACAGCGATAGCGATCACGCCAATGATCCGATCACAGACTGCTTCGTGACCGAAGGCGGCTCCGGGTATTACGAAGCCCCAAAGATTACGTGCCCCAACTGCGAAGGTGCCACCGTGCAGGGGGTGGTGAGCGAAGGACGGCTGGTCGATGTGATCATTCAGAACGCTGGCTGGGGCGCATCGTGGGGTATCGGCCTGCTAGCGGAAAACGGCGAGACCATCTCCGCACTCAATGGCCGGGCCATACAGGGGGCCGACTACACGGCAATCAAGCTCGACATCGGCGCACCGGAAGATGGCGGGACGCAGGCTGTCGCGTACGCCAACTTCGGCGTCACGCCTCGCGTGTACCGGCAGACCACGGTCGCGGCTGGAGAATCATTCGTGCGGCTTCTCCCCCCTGCCCTGCCGGGGCTGGAGCGAGAGTTCAACTTCCTCCTGTGCGACGAAACAGGCGGCACGCTGCTCACGCAGGCCAATGCAGAGATCACCACCGAAACGCCGCCGGTCGAGATCGGGATGGAAGCGATTGGCGACTACATCCCATTGAATGCCTTCGTGTCTCGCATTGACGGTCGCGACGTGTACCTCCAGCACCCTGATGGCACACCTGCAACCATCTTCTATGGAGAGCCACGCACCAATGCGGCAGGCACGCCATCTGACTATCTGGAGAACGGCGGCACGCAGCTGACGGTCACATTCCGAAAGCCGTACAGGACGCACGTCCCGTTCCGGATGGTTTCTGGCTGCATGCAGCTGGCCAATGAAGACAACTCACGCGGCGGCGACGGCTTGGTGGATCGCTCTGTCACGCTCGTTTACACGCCAACAGACGGTGACAAGACCATCGAGGTGATCGAGCGATTTAACGGCAGGTCCGAGATGCGGCCCAACATCATGCGGCGAGACCGTGGCGGGCCGGGTGGGTTCATTCACAGACAAGACAGTGCCAGCACCGTTCTCAACACCAGCCGCACGGCCACCACCCGTGGCTTCTCGACCGGCGTGGCAAAGGCCAAGTTTGCCAGCCGCGTTCACACCGACCTGACTGGGGAAGACCAGCACCTACAGGTCGAACTCTACGCACGGCCCGAGCAGGCCAGTCAGTGGAAGCGCACGAACTACTGGGCACCAGACAAAAGCATCAAGACTGGACAGCCGTTTGTCATGCACACGCTGACCATCAACGGAGTGGCCGAAGATGGCGAGTGACATCGAGAAGAGCCTGATCGACGGTGGACTCACGCCCGCCGCCGCCAAGGTGATCGCCAACGCTCTGGGCAACGTAGCCACTGGTCGAACCAACATTGGTCGCCAGCTTGCCGATGCCACGCCCGCCGACCGCATGCGGATGGTCGATGCGGACACCCGGCGTTACCTGCTGACGAACCTCGACTACCCAACTGATGACCCGTTCCGCAGTCGCATTCGCAACACGGCTTCCCAGTTCACCCCTCGCACCTCGCCGCACCCGTACCAAGACAGCCAGCCTGCTTCAGCAAATCCCACTCTCTCTACCCCGAACGTGAGCGGCGGGCCGTTTGTTTCAGTATCCACTTCAACAGCGAACGAAGTGGCTCAGGCTGGTGTAACGCTGAATGTTAAGAATGCCGGTGGCCAGCATGCTCGCTTGAATCCTGCTACCGGAGAGGTTGAAGCGGTTCCCATCCGAGTCGAGATCGAGCCGCAGGGATTTATGGAGGGGTCCGTGGAAGAGACCCCGCAGGGCACCGTGATCAAGCTGCGACTGATTCACCCCATGTTTGCCAACCAAGTCAAGTTCTGGCTGACCGATGGCACAGGCGCGACGGTTGGTGCGCGCCGAATCAACGCCACGAACAACGGTCCAGCAGGGCCGTTCCTTTTTCTATACGGGTGGACTGACGATTAGGTGCCGATTTTTGCAGCCGCTGACCAGAAACGATGGATAGAGACACGCTGCGCTACACATAGCCACGGTTTTGTTCATGCCCCCACCTCCTCAAGTAGGCGACTGGAAGCCATACAAAGGCGGCAAGCCGCCTGATCCGCCACCCGCTGGGCGCGGCCCGGTCGCAGGCTACACCAACCCACGCTTCCCATCAGTTGGGCCTTCCAAGGTAGCCGTTCCCGCTGGTGGCTATCAGTCGATTATCTCGACTGCGCCGCCGATTGACGCTGGCCAGCGGAAGCAGATCGCCAATGTCACCGCACCATACACATCCAATCGTCGCACCGCTGGCGACCAGTCCCGCAGTGCCTTTGCCCGCGCACTGACCGACACAAGCTCCAACGCTCTGACTCGCGGGACCGACCAGTTCAACACCGACTACCGCAAGCAGGCAGAGAAGTCACTCAGCGAAGACATCCTCGCGCAGCGGCAGAATGCCACCGACCGCTTCAACATGGACATGTTCAAGGACATCTTCGACGTTGATACCTCGACGCGCTACACGGAGGGGATCAAGGACGGCAGTCAGATGTTTGAGACCGAGAAGCGAAACGAACAGGCCAAGCGTACCGCCATGATCATGCGCATGATCGGGAGTCTGTTGTAATGTTCTCATCCACTCCATCAACAAACCCGGCCACGCAGTACCGTACCAACAACACGTACTCGACCACGTTCACCGGGCCGATCAAGCGCGATCCGCAAAACTTCAACGTCGCGCGCAACGAGTCGATGGCTCAGGCCGCGTATCAGGGCGACACTCGCCAGTTTGGGCAGCAGGCCGGTAAGGGTGTTGCGGCTGGCGGGAAGATGCAGGCGTACCGGGCCGGGATCATGGGCGACTCCGAAGCCAGCAAGGCGTACGCGCAGGCACAGCAAGAACAACTCAACAAGTTTTCCGACACCGCGTCTGCTGACCTCCAGTTCCAAGAGCGTCTCTCTGGCGAGCGCGGATGGGTGCGAGACCTGTTGCTCGACCGCGACCAGACGCTCAACCGCGAACGCATGTCGGCTTACAAGCGATTCGTTGACGTGAACCTTGGTGACTACGAACGCAAGATCAAAGAGGCTATCGCGGCGGAGCGGCGGAAGACTGAAATCCTTGGCGGCTTAATTTGAGGTGCAATATGCAGATCGATCTCGGAAAGAATCCATTCAAGAAGTTCACGAAGAGCGCGCTGGTTGAAATGCTGGAGGACGCGATCCTGACCGAAAAGGAACGCTCGCTCCCCATGCACAAGCGCGGTCAGAAGCCCGCCGTCGAGAAGGACGATGCCACGGAAGAGGCTGATGAAGAGCGTGAAAAGCTGGCCGACTTGGCCGAAGAGAAGAAAGGCGCACCGGCCCCCGTCGAAATGGATGACGAAGACATGAGCGAGGAAGCCATGGAATCTATCGAGTCCAAGGTGGCGGACAAGAAAGCTCCGAAGAAGAAAGCCAAGTAATGGCCGAGTCCGTAATCCGACAGCTTCAAGCGTCTCGCAAGTTCGACACGCTGCGAGTGCCGAAAGGGTACGACCAGAATGTCGGCGTAGACAAGAAGTTTGTGTCCGAGGGCGATCCGCTTCCATCGGACATGAGCAGTCTTGAGGCGGAGGTGCTTGGGCGTGCGCCCAAAGGCAAGGTGGTCGAGCAGGTCGGCATCCGCGAACCGGAAATTGTCGAGAAGGCTGGCTTCGATCTGATCGCCCGCTTCAAGAAGGCTGAAGACTCGCTTGGCGAGGACAGGACATCTCTTGATCCTCTGGCCGAGCATGTGTCTACCGTAGCCCGCGAAATGCGTGGCGGCGACGGTGGGTCGCCTGCCGTGTCGGCCGACGTTGCTGCGGCCCTGCTGGCTATCAAGCCGCAGACGCGAGACATGATCCTGCGCCGTGCTGGCAACCCTCCTGAGTTTGAGTCGCTCCGCAAAAGTGGCCTTGCTCCCGTGCCAGCGGACAAGAAGCTCGATGCCGCATTTGCGGAGGCTGGTGGTCGCGCCCGTGTTCGCGAAGAAGAGGCGGACTTAGCTCGACAGCAATCGAGCGAGCGACTGCCGATGATCAAGCGGGCAAGTTCTGTTATGGCGCAGCCTGACAAGATGACCGCTGGTAGAACGCTGGTGAAGTCCAGCCAGAGGTACAAAGAATTCAAGATCGATGATCAATCGCCGCTGGACGAGAAGGGTCCGCATACTCTTGCGGAAGAACGTCGAGCGCAGATAGCGGAAGAGCTTCGTGCGAAAGGCAAGACCGACAAGCAGATCGAGAAACAGATCGCAACCCGAGTCCCCGACCCGTCCACGCAGAAGCTGACGGAAGGCCAGAGGCGCGCTCTTAATGATCTGGCTGGAGACCAGATTGCAGAAGCCAAGGCCATCGAGAAGAAATACGACTCCGGTGCGAGGCTCCCGCAGCAGGTGCGGCCGGGGGAAGAGCCGCCTGTGCTGAAACGCACGAACGCTACTCCCGCCCGCAAGCCAACCCCCGCACAGGCTCGCATTCTTGAGGCTGCGGCCAAGGGCGACAAAACCTTAGAGGAGCTTGCCAAGGCAGCTGGCGCGAAGCCGGACGCAGTACGGCGGCTGCTGCGCAGCGGGCGGCTCGCCTACGCAGGTGAAGTGCGGTCGCTGCCGCAGGATCAGCAGATGTGGAAAGGCACCGACCCAAACTATTGGGAGCCGGAAGACCGCGCGACCGGCGGGCCTAACACAGCGCGCACCGTTGACTATCGAAACAAGGGGCAGGCGACACGCGCCCTACAGCGTCTCTACGAACTGACCGCCCCCCAAACTGCTTTGACCGAGCAGGGTGCGCCCGTACACTTAGCCGCCGACAACACCTCGACCATCGACATGGACTCGATGTTTCCATGGTGGCGGATGCGGTTTGCCGACATGGATGACAGCGGCAAGATCGTCTATCCGAAGCAGCTTCCCAGTGCGGAGTTCATCACCGGCCTAATCGAATCAAGGCTGAAGGTTACAGACCCCAAGTTTTTTGATCGAGTGCTGCCGCTCATTCGACGCTCTATCGAAGCCGCGCCGGACCAGCCGAATCCTTTCACGGAAAGCGCAGGAACTACCGCTTATCAGTATTCCCAGAAGGTGATGCTGCCCAGCCCGTCGTTTCAGGCAATGATGAAGCAGGCAGTGCAGGAGAGAACCTCCGCCACGCCCGTCTATCGGCCTACCGCAGTCGATTATCACATGCAGTATCCGATCTACGGCCCACGCGCTGTGGATCGACCGGATGTAGAGGCTCCCGAGCGTCATCCGTTCAAGGGCGAGAAGCCGTCCGACAAAGCAAAAAGCCAAGTGCAAAAGCTCCGCGAACTGCTTGGCAAGCCCGGTTTAGAGGATCAAGGGTCCATATACAGGATGCCCGCCAACTCCCCTATGAGAGCCTTACTGGCCTGACCAATGTCACAAGCATCTGTACGCAAAGCGTTCATCAAGACATTCGGCCTGCCGTCTGACGGCAAGACGTTCATGGCTGATTACGACGGCAACGTCCAGAACCTGTCTGGCTTGCAGGTCGCCATTGACGAGAAGGGCGATCCCGAGCTTTCCGCGTTTTGGGACAGCCTGCTGGAGAAGAGCGACGGCACCACCAAGGGGCTGGCCAGCACCATTCAAGGCGAACTGTACCCGGGTAAAAAGAGCGGGATTCGCAACAAGCAGCCTGACGCTGCTCCGGAGAAGATGGAAGGCACCACGATGCCTGCATCCAGCACTGCGGACAGCAACACTCTTGGCCCCACTCCGTATGAGAGTCTGTCTGACGCCGACAAGCAGAGGCTCACTGCCGGTGGGTTCCCTGCTTCTGACATCGGCGGCTGGACTGCGGACGATCTTCAGCTGACCCTTAATACACTGGATAAGCAAACAAGCAAGGGCAAGAGCAAGGGCAGGCAACCTGCTGCGCCGCCAAAGCAAGCAGCCGCTGCAACTACTCCTCCCGCTGCTGCCACTCCTCCAGCTGCCACAACACCGCAGCGTCCTGTGCCGACTGACCCCAACGATCCTATCCCCGGTGCGATGGGCATCACGCAGTCTGACCTCGATGCCGTCAACGACCCGATTCCCGGCCCTCTGGGTGCGCTTCAGCGTTACGGCCTGACACGCGAAGACGCTCTGCGCTACGCGGACTCAGAAGAGATGCTTCCGGCAGGCATCATGGGAGAGCCTAGCGAACCGCCAGCGATGGACATGGGCCGACTTGCCGCTGCTGCTACGCCGTCGCCAATGCCATCACCAGCTGTTGTCTCTGATGCGGCTGCTCCATCCATGCCCGCGCCAGTAGACCCGCTTGGCGGCATGACCGCTGACCAGATTCTGCAAGCACTTGGTGCGCTCGACTACGCACCGGAGCAGTCCGTGACGCCGATGAGCGTCACCCTACCGGACGCTTTTTCGCCACCTCCCACTCCGCAGTCTGGGATACTTGCTGGCCTGACGGGGGATGATTTGTCCTACGGCCCCGGCAATAGGCCGCAGCCCAAGAACCCGTGGACTAGCACCGCTGGCATGGAACCGGAACCAGTAGGCGGTCCCACGCTGCCGCCGCCGACAGACCCGGAGACTTCTGCTGGTGGTCCGTATCGACCAGTGACCAGCCGGGTTGATGCTTTCATGAAGGCTCGCGGGCTTGAAGGGATGAACACCGGGGCAATCACGAAGCCCATGGATTTCGTGATCCGCAACTCGCCATGGATTGTCCCCGCTGCTGTTGGTGCTTACGGTCTGAACAAGATGTTTGGCGGCAGTAGTACGCCGCCGCAGACAACGGACGAAGCCACCATGCAGCAGCTTGAGCAGATGCGCGACCAAGCCCGCGCCAACATGGAAGCTACGTTTGGTGGCATGTCGCCGCCTACGCAGCCCATGCAGCCCCAGCCCAAGCCGCAACGCCCGACAGGCCGCTCGCTTTAGTCACAAGGATTTAGCTCATGCCAGATGCCGTAAAGATCAGCGAACTGCCGCCGCTCTCGTCTGTACAACCGGGTGATATCCTGCCCATCGTTGATGAGGCACTCACCCAGACATTCAAGGCTACCGCTGGGCAGATTGCAGGCATCGGTGGCGGGCCTCCCGGCGACGGGATGGTCACAACGCCCAAGCTGTTCAACGGCGCGGTGACCTACCCAAAGATTCAGCCGGTGACAGCCGACCGTTTGCTTGGCCGTGCCACTGCCGGGACTGGCGTTGTTGAGGAAATACCATGCACGGGTTTCATGCGTGGTGTGCTTGCCGCCGCTGACTCCGCCGCCGCTTGCTCTGCCATTGGTGCGCTGACCTCCACCGTAGACGCCTCGTTCACTGGTCCGGCCAAGTTTGCGGACGGCACGGCTGCTGCACCATCTATCACGAACATTGGCGATACCAACACCGGGATGTTCTTCCCTGCCGCGAACACCATCGGATTCTCAAACGATGGTTATGAGCGACTGCGGCTAGGTGAAGACGGAACGCTGTACGCCAACTTCCCCGGAACCTCGATCAGCACTGAACTGCGATCTGCCTACATGGGCAGGGCGTGGATCAACTTCGATGGGACTGGTGGTGGGTCGCAGACGATTGCCAATCAGCATCTCATCTGCCAGCGATACGTTGGCGTGTGGGGCAGCTTGCTCGATGACACTTCGACACGCAACCGCATCGCCACGCTGGAGTCTGGTTACGGAAACACCATCTCATCCTACAGCAACATCGGTACGGAAGGCCGCACAAACTACACATCGCCGGGAGACAATACGCACTTCCGATGGAACGGCTCTGCTTGGGTGTCTGTTCCCGCAACCACCGGGAACTGGATCGGGCAGGTTGTTCTCACCAGCACCTCGCCAATCACGATCCGTAACGCCGGAAACGTCTCCAGCGTTACGCGGACCGGCGTTGGGAGCTACACCGTCAACTTTTCAGCCGCCATGCCTGATGCCAACTACGCCGTTGTAGCCACGACTGGCGTAGCTACTGGCGTTGGCCCGGGAATCGTTCGACTTCAAGGCACGTACTCAACCGCGTCCGTGCAGATACTCGCGACAAGCTCCAACACCAATTCCCCTTTTGACCCATCCTTAGTCAGCCTCGTTGTTTTTAGGTAGGCCATGACAGACAAGATTATTGTGTACGCCAATAGCGACGGCTCGCTGTCGTTCGTTTACCCATCGGTGGCCTGCGGGCTGTCGGTAAACGAGATTGCACGCAAAGACGTTCCGAATGGCGTGCCTTACCTGATCGTAGATGCCAGCGATCTGCCTGCGGATCGCACGTACCGAGATGCGTGGACAGCAGACTTCTCCCAGCCGGACGGTGTGGGGATTGGGGCGGAAGCGTGGTTTGCCGAGCGTGCAGAACAGGAGAGTGAATGATGGGCCTCGTCACCATTAACCCAGCCAAGAAGGCCGAGATCGATCAAGCGGATGCTCTCCGCGAGGCTGATGCGTGGTTTCAGACTAAGCTCGACGCCGGATACACGGCGGATGGCGGCTACGTGCTGGGCCTTAGCGATACTGATGTAACGCTTCTCACTGGCAACTTTGTCTTGGCTAAAGAAGCTGCTGCCCTTGGTGCGCCCATTCCCCCTGTGATTGATAAGAACGGTGGCGTTCACGCCGTGAGCAGCATCGAAGACCTCACCACACTCATGCTTTCCTATGGGCAGTATCGGGCAACTCTCTCGTCAGAGTACGCACAGCGTAGGGCCGCTACCTAATGGCACGACAACAGCAACGACGCGGGACAGCTGCTGCGCTCGCCGCCGCCAACGAACTTCCGTTGGCTGGGCAGATTTACGTTGAGTATGTCGATGCGAACACATACCGCATAAAGGTCGGCAACGGTACGCAGCGATACAACGATCTGCCTTATCTGTCTTCCAACCCCGGCATCTCGGAGGTGGCCGGACTGACTGCCGCACTTGCGGGCAAGCAGGCAGCTGGCAGCTACGCGGCACAGTCTCACTCGCATGTCGCGGCGAACATCAGCGATTTTGCGAGCGCGGTGACCACGGTTGCACCACCCACTGTCGATGCCAGCCTGCTAACCACAGGCACTTTGTCTGCCGCACGGCTCCCGGCATCAGTAGTCCTCACCACCGACAGCCGTCTGTCTGACGCCCGCACGCCTAGTTCGCACACGCACGGAAACATCACCAACGCCGGTTCAATTGGGACAACGAGTGGACAGATTGTTGTTACGGGCACCAGCGGCGCGCTGACAACCGCCGCGCAGATTTCCGCATCGAGCGTGTCTGGCCTTGCTACGGTAGCCACCACAGGAAGCTACAACGACCTTTCCAACAAGCCAACGATTCCAGCGGCGTACACGCTGCCCAACGCAACGACTACAACGCTGGGTGGTGTGATAGTTGGCACCGGGCTTGGGGTATCCAGCGGGACGGTAAGCGTAACTTACGGCACGGCAGCAAGCACTGCATGTCAGGGGAATGATGCCCGCTTGTCGGATGCTCGCACCCCTCTGACGCATGTCCATGCTGCATCGGACATCACCAGCGGCGTCATTGCCGCTGCCCGGTTAGGTACTGGAATAGCGGACAGCACTACGTTCCTTCGTGGCGACGGCACTTGGCAAGTTGGAACTGGTGGATCGGGATCCGGCATCACGCAAGCCGACGCCGATGTGAGGTACGTCAACACGGCTGGCGACACCATGACCGGCAACCTGACTGTGTCTGCGACAGGCGACCGGATTGTCGCCGTCACCAGCACAAGCGCGGGCAGTGCGTCCATTAACGTAACTTCTGGCGCAAGCACTGGGCAGTTGTCGCAATTGGGAACGACACTTTTCGCCACGAACTTTGCGTCCGGCGGAATCCTTGCCTTCACTCAAGCGGGCGCGGGCAGCATTCGCCTGCAAGTCAACAGCGTAATTGCTTTGAATGCGACCGACACGACACTCACTACACCCGGCTCTGTCGGCATCGGCACGACTGCGCCAACAACCAAGTTGCATGTGTCCGACACTGCTGCTGCACCGCAAATCTTGGTGACCTCTGCCAACACCAGCACCGGGGCTTTGCTGTTTGGTGATACCGATAGCAACGTCACTGGCGGCAGGATTCAGTACAACCATCAGTTCGATGTGCTGCAACTGTTTGCGAACAACGCTGAGCGGGTGCGGATTCTCGACGTTGGCATGTGGGTGTATCCGGCAGGGTCTGCCTCGCAGCCATCAATTGCAAACGGCAACGACACGAACACTGGCTTGTGGTTCCCTGCTGCTGACACCATCGCAGTCTCGACCGGGGGAGTCGAGCGTCTGCGGATCGACAGCACTGGCATCACCACTCTTTCCGGCGCGCTCACGGCACAGGGTGCTGTAACAGGCACCACGCATATCTCCACTGGCGGCAGAAGCCTGTTCACGGCTGGACTGACCACTGACGCCCTGTACCCCATCGGTGTGCGGCAGCAGGGGGGCGGGTATGTCTACTTCGGTGCCACTGATGCAACCGCTACACCGGGCATGCAGATCAGCAGCGCGGGTGGTGGAGCGATGATCTCCTGCACCAACGCGGGGGCCGTCAGCATCCCCGGCAGCTTGAGCGTTGCCGGAAACGCTGTGGTGGTGACAAATGATTTTCGACTGACGGATGCCCGCTCGCCGCTAGCGCATGTCCACGGCAACATCACCAACGCCGGGGCCATCGGCTCGACCAGCGGCCAGATAGTTGTCACAGGGGCCAGCGGTGTGCTGACAACCGCAGCGACAATCGCTGCTGCATCCGTAAGCGGCTTATCCGCCGTCGCCACAAGCGGCAATTACAACGACCTGACCAACAAGCCGTCTGCCTCGTCGCGTGCTTTGATATTTGCCCTTAACTGAAAACACTCATGGCAAACCCTAACCTCAACACAGCCACCACCGTCACGGCGGCGAATAACTCTGTACTGCTGACCACCACCGCTGAAACACAGCTTCTCTCCAACCCTGCTGGAAGCGGCAAGTTGATGCAGATTGATGGCTTGGGGGCGGCGAACGTCTCTGCCTCATCTGGGTCAACGATTACGGTCACGCTGTACCGAAATGCGAACAATACTGGAACCGCGTACCGGATCGCTTCAACCGTCAACATCGCGCTCAACTCGACGCTTGCAGTCATCACTAGAGCCAACGGCGTGACGCTCATGGAGGGGCAGTCGATCTATGTCACTCCCAGCGTTGCCAATGTGCTGGCGGTCAACATCTTCTACAAGGAATTCAGTTGATGAAGACGAGCCGCCAATTCGTTCTCGACGGCGGAGCTAAACCCAACCCTTCCAACCGAAGCGGCTGCTTTCAGCTTGGCGGCGACCCAGAGGAGGATGGGAGGCTTGGACTCAATCCTTTCGTTGGACTGTGGACAGGACTCGCCACCCTCGACGCGATCACTACACACCTTCCTCCATCTAATGCACTCGTCCCGTTTTATTTCGCTGACACATTGCCGTTTTACTGGAGCAAATAATGCCTGCCCCCGATCTCGCACGACCCGCAAAGGTCGAAGCCAAGATGCAGATGATCAAGCCCGCCAACGCAGCCGTCCAGACGGTGCTGACATGCCCAGCGGACTCTGTCATGAGGGTGCGAACCATCTATGTAGCCAACAACACCGCTGCGGCACAGACGTTTAATCTTTACATCCGTCGCAGTAGCGTTGACTTCTTCCTGCACACGGGCGTGACCGTCCCGCTCCGCAATCTGTTCAACGCAACAACGGTCGATGACGCCCTGTATCTGGAAGCAGGCGACAGTTTGCTCTTCAATCAAGCGGCAACCTCTGCGGCCCTAACCCTGTTTGTTGGTTACGAACTGGTGACCTGATGCCAAAGGCAAACTACGGATTCAAGGGCGGCGGGCTGACGCTCGCGCAGGCTATCGAAGCCGGTGCGTCTGTGTCCTCGCAGGAGTACGGCTACTTCGTGCAGCTTGGCGGCGTGACCCCGCTCACTCCCCCCGGCGCGCCGACCGGCCTGACTGCCACTCCCGGCAACGCACAGGTCGCGCTCGCATGGACAGCCCCGTCATCCGCAGGAAGCAGCGCAGTGACGGGCTATGAGATCGTCTATGTGGCGGATAGCGGTAGTGAGGTGACTGTCTCCGCTGCTGGCACTAGCGCGACCATCACCGGACTGACCAACGGCACGACCTATAACTTTTCCGTATCCGCGCTCAACGCTTCGGCTGGGGCCGGTACGCCAACTGGAGCAAGTGCCACGCCTAATGTGACAGTGCCAGACGCGCCCACTAGCCTGTCGGCCACACGGGGCAATGCGCAGGTCAGCCTGTCGTGGACTGCTCCAGAGAACAACGGCGGCGCGGCAATCACCAGCTACACCATTTCTTACTCTGGCGGCACCATCACTACCGGATCGTCAAGCACTAGTGCCACCGTCACCGGCTTGACCAACGGCACTCTGTATTCGTTTACCGTCGCCGCCACGAATTCCGCTGGCACCGGGGCCGCAAGCGCATCTGCCAGCGCAACACCCGCAACTGTTCCCGGCGCACCAACTGGGCTAGCGGGTACGGCGGGCGATGCCCAAGTGCCGCTGACATGGACGGCACCAGCATCCAACGGCGGCTCGGACATTACTGGCTATGTGGTGGAGTGGACGCCATCCGGCGGTTCCGCATCCACCGTCGCCACTAGCTCCACAAGTACCAGCTACACAAGAACAGGGTTGACCAACGGCACTGCGGTTGTGTTCCGAGTCGCAGCGGTCAACTCCGTTGGCCAAGGCGAATGGAGCAGCAGTGTCAGCGTCACGCCCGCTGCACCCGCAAACCTGTTCACCGGCTTTGAGCGACATACCGACAACTATGGCGGCAGCATTGGCATTGTTCCGTTCCCCGCGACTTGGTCCCACACCGCCAACTCTATCACTGCCACAATATCGCCTGCTGTTCAGGGAGCGGGAGGAAATAATCCCCAAGACCTCCTGTTCACACTCAGTGGCAACAGCGGCACTATAACTCGCTCGTTTCCCAACCCGCGCGGGATGTATTTTTCCGATAACCTCTTTCGCTCTACAGTCAATCACGGCGGCGGGCAGTTGGAAAAGGACGGCAAGTTCGACTATTGGAACCCTTCATCTCTGAACGCTGGTAACT